TGATTAAATTCTGGGTTTAGGTAGAATCCTGCATAAGCTGGAACGCTAAGTGCTACAGACGCAGCAGATAGTGTTAAAACTTTCTTTAGCATAATTTTTAAAAATTAAAGTTATATGCTAGTTGATTCTAAAGTTTTTTCAAGTTTGGGTGTACAAGTCTCAAACTGACTCTCCTTTTCTGCCTCTGCTCTATCTTCCAAAATTGCATTAATAGCTAATGCTCTATCCTGTATGTTTCTTTGAACTTTCACAGCTTCTTCATAATTTTTCTGTAAAGTTTCCAGTTCTTGTTTTAGTTCTTCTGTTGTTTTGCGAGCCATAAATTAGTATTTTGTTTTACCTAGTGTAACGGCAGCATCTTGAGCAGTAAAGTCCTCTGTTGTCCAGATAGAGGTAGTATTATCCTCCTTTTTATAGGCTTTGATAATCTCTAAGTGTTCTACGTTTCTTTTGATAATATCTTTTTGCTCATCTGTTAGAGAAGATAAAGCAGCAAGTTCATTGATAAGAGTTACGCTATCTCCAGCACTTGTGAAGATCTGTGCAACCTCTTCTGCGGTACGTTCAGCCATGATAATTTAGTTTGTTGTTAACAGTTTACCCTGCTTCAAGGGCTTGTACTCTAGTTGATAACTCTTTTATAGCGTTTACAAGGATTGGTACAAGTCTTTCATATTTCAATCCATAAGACATTTCATCTTCATTTAAATTAACTGTAATAGAGTCGTCTTTAGATGTGCCATAACCATTTGCTTTCTCAACTTCTAATACTTCTTGAGCTAAAAATCCAACATGAAGTTGTGTTCTTTTCTTAGAACCATCTGGAGTTCCGTAGGGTTGCTCATCTGTACCGTACCATGTACGTCTATCCCATCTATAAGTGACAGGGCGTAGTGCCTCTACCCATGCAAGCCCAAGGTTGAAGCTGGTAATATCCGTCTTATCTCTTTGATCTGAGTTTGAAATCGTAGTATCATTGCAATAAATTTGACTTATATTATCATCGCCAAGACAAATTATATTACTTGTACTCGTTAAATTACCCGATGGACTGTTTGTTGTACCACTTCTATAACCTATACAAATATTATTATCTCCGCTAGTAATATTTTTCCCTGCTTCGTATCCTACACCTACGCAATAATCGGATTGTGGAGAATAGGTACTGCCAGCATCTTCAAGTGCATATGCACCCACCGCAACGTGGAATGATCCGTAAGCATTAATAGAGTTTGCTCTATATCCAATAGAAGTATTGAAATTTGCATCACCCGCACCACCACTTGCTTGAGTACACTCATATCCAATAGCTACATTTCTATAACCACCGCCATATCGCATAGCATGGTAGCCCACGGCTGTATTGTCAAGATCAGTAGAATCTCTACCACAGTTATAACCAATAAAAGTATTTCTATATGCAGTAGTTGCAGTTTTACCAGCGTGTGCTCCTATATGTGTATTGAAAAAACCTGTAGTCACTGACTTACCAGCTTCATACCCAATAGCTACATTTGCTTCGGAATTAGTCGCTGCTTGTAAAGCGTTAACACCTATACCAACATTTAGATCAGCACTTGTCATCGCTGTTCCGGCATCATACCCGAATAGAGTATTACTTAATGCGTCAGTTCCAGTGAAACTATCTCCAGCATTAGTTCCAGCTACAGTGTTCTTTTGAGCATCAGAGGATAATCCACCACCACCACCAG